ACACAGCAGCCAGGTATGTACCTGCTTGACGGTGTATGCATGTGCTGCGGCTCAGTAGTATCAGTTCCATGCCCTGCCGACGGGCCTGATCCGCTGGAGGCTAACGATGACATCTACCACCTGTAGTGAACACCCTGCTTTCACGCCGCTGTGCCCTCATTGCGGCGCACCGACCAGCGAGAACTGTTACCGGCTTCTCGTTCGCTGCACAAGCAGCGAGTGTGGGCGGTATTCCATTCGATGATTGAGTGCCCTTGGTGTGGGACGCAGTACAACGGTATTGCTCACCGATGGTTGTGTCCCACATGCCACTACAAAGATAACTGTTGCGAAGGAGAACCATGTGCGATCCCGAAGTAGACGAGGATAGTAAGGAGCCGACGGAGCCGTCTAAGTTTGACTGGCCTGCTAAAGATAAACAGAAGTGGCTAGATCGTTACGGTGATGAGCGAAACCCAAACTAAATGACTGAGCATCAGTGCATCTACATTCAGTGGCGCAGTTGGCTGGTGTGCGAAATATGTGGAGGAATCAGCGAGTCCACGGAGGCTCCCCACCAAGACGCTCCACCATCTTCTCCATAATCCTGTCGTCACGACGACGAACAGTGCGCTCCGTAACTTCTAGTCGTGCTGCCATGATATCAGATGTGATACCACCGTCACGGTAGAAGTCCTCAAGAAAGTTCTGATCCTTCTCAGATAGAGTGTAGAATGAAGAGCGTATATCAGCCACCATAGCCAGCCTATTGTTACCTTCCGCTGGGCGTGACGGGCTTCTAATCTCTTCAGCATTGTTTGTATTGCCGCTAACCCAATCGTCCTCATCCCATATGTCGGGCAGTAACTCACGGATCATGGCGGGTGTGTAGTAGAAGATATCTCCTGGTTGCAGGCCGGAGCGACGACGACGCTCCTTAGCGATAATAGTTAGGCAACGCTGGCGAACAGCGTGACGCAGTTTGTTTTGCCCGTGTCGGTTCTGTGTACGCCAGTGAACCACCTTGTCTAAGTGCTTGACCATCCACAGGTTAGCCTCGCCAATCATGTCATCGACGGTCACAAGACCACGACCAGAACGATACGCACTCAACGCCCCTTGCTTGGCGATACGCATATCCTGGGGTGTAATCTCAGGTGTCTCGTCTACCACGAGTACACCTTCCCCTCCACCATGAAGGATCGCTTCTCAATGGGGACAGGCTGTGGATAAACGTTCTTGCCGTCCACATACAAGATCCCAAATCCTTGCTGCCAGTTGTGGGTCTTGGCGTACTTAGCCTGCTTCATGTCCATGAGGTTGCCAACCTCAAACCCGTACAGGGTGCGGGTGATGCGACCATTCACGCTTGTAGTGTGTGGCTGCAAGCCTAGCCTATGGGTGTGACCACAGACCACAGATAGGCCAACCTTCTTCGTGAGTCCTGCCGCTGTCTGCCCACTTATCTGCGAGACACCTGCTTCATCACCATGCATAGCCACCCACCCAGGAGCCACACGGAAGGCCTGCTCGTGATAGGTTATCTTGTTTTCGGGTAGGCGCAGGAAGTTTTGTATCTCTATCTCAGGTAAACCAAGCAGACCAGGCAGTCGGCGCATCACCTGATTGTACAGCCTGTCGGTGTGGTTACTGCGGATAACATGCTGGATCTGTAGGTCCTTGAGAACCTGCACTGTGGTGTCACGGTCACGACCTATAGAACGTTCGTGTTCTAGCGGTGTACCAGCCGACCAGCGGGAGATAGTTTGGAAGTCCATCTCATCACCGATACTGACAACAATATCGTTCTTACCTTTCATGTCAGTGATGCACTGAGCCAAGGCATCCACTGCACGTTTGTCATGGAAGGGAACCTGAAGATCTGAAACTACCCATACTCGTTTCACAACTTTTCCTCCAATGTGGTTTTCCACCGGGACAGGTGGATATCTAGGAAGGTCAGGTAGTTCACTGCGTCTGCTATCTCGTCCCGCATCTCGTCAATCAGGCGGTGTAAGTGCATATCCTCAAAGGCTTGCTTGCTACCACGGGAATACTCACGGTTACCCGTACCCAAGATACGCAGCCTTGCGTAGTTAGTGAACCTGCGTTGGGCTTCGGCTAGTTCGTCGGTTGTTATCCCGTACCCTTTATGTTCTGGCGGGGTAATGGGTATACGGACAGGACGATCTTCCCCGTCTGTCGGTTTTGACTTTCTATCTTGATACCCAAGGAAGTCAGAGAGCGCAGCAGCGTCTCCCAATCGTGCGGTGTCATCATCCACGATCAATACTTTCTCTCATAATTTCGTTCATGCGCTTACGCCACTTGTGTTCGTCCAACTCAGCGACAGCCCACATAGTCAGCGCGATAATACCCATGCCGGTGATGACACCAGCCAGAGTCCACATCGTGTACCACATCCAAGTTTCCACTACAAACCCACCCTCTTCCTCATACCCTCTTCGCCTTCCGCTAGGAATACTTCGTTTACATCCATGCCGTCCGGCATAGAGACAACCACTGCTACATCAATGGCCTGCATAATCTTCTTTCCCATCTCGTGCCCTGACGAGTCACCGTCAGTGAGGACAAGGACTTTCTTGTAGTCACTGAAGGCCCGGTAGTACCAGTTCTTCCAGCCGTTAGACCCAGGCATACCGACGGCAGGGATCTTGACCATGCTGTGCATGATGATGGTGTCAATCTCCCCTTCGCAGATACAGATAACATCGGAGTCCTGCTGGAACGCCAGTACGTTGTAGATGTGCTGCTCTGCGCCAGGGCGGGAGAGGTATTTAGGTGAGTCGTCTGGCTTGATGGACCGAAAGCGCAGATCCGCAAGACCTGTGGGCGTGAGGTAAGGGATAGATAGCCTGCCTTGGTACGGCTCATGCCCGATCACCGGGTCTTTGACGTAGCCTAGGCGGTGTGTACGAGTTGCGTACCCGTCGATTCCGCGACTTAGAAGGTAGTCTTGAATATCTACGACTTGATTGTAGTACGTCTCCGCTGCCTCTTTCAGAGACTTCTTCGCATCTACTGACAGCATCTTTGTAACTCAACCCTTCGTAGTGTTGGACGACTTGGATAGCGTCGCCACGAAAGTCGCATGCCAGACATTTTACCCTACCTGCGTCATAACTTACGCGACATGAGGCGTGTGTGTCATTGTGAATTTGGCACTTGACTGATTGCCAAGATCCACGGGGCGAGGGCAGTTCCCACCCGTAATGCTCTAACACGGGCCAAATATCAAACTGTGCGTCCGTCACGGCGCGTTCAGTCTATCAAGTGGCAGGTATCTTGTGCCCTGAAACTGGCTTTCCTCGGCACGATTCCAGGCTTGGTCATAATCTATGTGGCCTAAAAGTTCAACTTCTCTCAACTCAGGCTCTACTGCTCGTGCAGCCCAAAGATAAAGGCAACGACCTAAATCTTTTTGCCGGACAGCCACGCTACTCCCTGTCCTAACTCTGCGAACCTCTACGTTGTAGCCAACGTCAGCACTTGCTTTATACTTTTCGTGAGAATCTTTATGCCAAACCGATCCAGACCAGTATTGATTTATGTACTTAGCCACCGCTAATTCGCAGGCGGCTGCCGCAACTTGCGCTGTCCTGTCGTCTTGCATGCGCGACTTGTCGTAGTACGCAGCATCTTGCTTCTCCCAATTTGCCGTGTATCTCCCTATGCCCACACGATTAGCGTGCTCGTACTCCCACGGCTCCAGATAAATAATCATGTCACCTGGCCCAGCCTCAACAAGTCCAGCAAGGTATCCAAGGTCATCGTCACCCTAGCCTCACCGATCCCCTTCTGTCGGGTCTTTGTAGCCACGACAGGGACGGTAGGGACACCATACTTGAGTTCATAGTTACACGATTCTACGTCTGCTTGACGTAGCCACTCACTCATGTCCTGCTTCTTGACGTTCTTGGCTTCGATCACGATAGTGAAATCTTTGAGGGTCAGGGATACGTCACCGATATCTTTCGACCCGGCACGAGGTAACCTGCGACCCTTGACCCCCGACTCGTTGAGGTAGTTCTCTAGGTCTGTCTCAAACTTAGTACCTTTGACTTTATTGTAGGTACTCATCAGTCTATGTCCTTGATCTGCATGGTAGCGGGGTGGTAGTCCATCCACACAGCAGTCTGACCTGACCCGTCAGCAGGACCGTAACGGTTCTTGACCGCTGCGGCTGCCATCATGTTCGGTTGGTCGGACGACAATGTGACCACGAGGCTAGGAACCTGGGCGATCTTGCCATGCAGTGACGAGCGTGGAGGACACGGGTAACC